CCTTTATCCAGCCAGCAAGATAAGAAGCGTGTATATCGTCATTAGAGTCTATTTGAAACTCATTACAACATAAGAAACTGCAAGTATCTGCAATTAATTCTTCAGTAGCATATAAATCAGAGCCGAACACTGCTGTTTTATCAGTAATGCCTTTACGGTTTAAACGCTTCTTATGGCCTGTTGAATGTCCTAGTTCATGGCTAATAACACTAACAAATAATGAGTTAGTCTCGAATCTGTTTTGAGTAGGAACAGTAACAGAATCATTATTAGGATCATAAAAAGCAGAATTTCCAGTTTGTTGGAAATCTATTTTTTGAGAGTCCATATAATTCTGTAATTGTTTAATTGCTCTTGCTTCTTTAGCACTAACTGGTGTTTGATTTAATGCAACATCTTTATTTAATTCTGCAAGTCTTTTATTTAATTTTTCCGATTTCTCGAAACAATCTAAATTAAAAACTCTACAAGGTGTAAATAAAGTAAAAGCAGTAAATTCTTTATTGCCATTAATATCTAATACTGGCTTTCCGTTAGTATCAAGTAGCTCTTTCTTAATTGCGATAGGTCGCAAAATAATAGAACCTTTAGAACCTTTTTTAATCTTTAATCCGAATGACCTAGCCTGAGCAAAACCCATCCAATAAGGACTAGTAAAGCCTCTACAAATTCGGGCAATTTCTAAACATATTAGATTGCCATTTTGATAAGCATCACCAGTAACAAAATTGGTATGCTGCTGTTCTGCTGTCCAAGTTCTTCTAAATGGATTAGTTCCCTTTTCCATTATTTGGATTAAAGAATTAGCTAGTTCTTCATATCCTTTATTAGGATCAAATTCTTTTTTAGATTTTCTAGGTGCTGATGTAGTCATAAAACTAATAAGTAATTGAGCAACAGTAATTAATTAATAATTACTATTAGTAATAATACATGATATTTGTATTATTGCAACTAATTAGTATTAATTATTAGTATCCACCCCTTAAAACTTAGCGATTATTTAGACATATATAGATAAAAAACTACAGAATAACCCTATTAATAGTAAAAAATTATTGTATATAATTTATAACCCTAGTTATTGCAGTATTTTTTGTATATTTTTATCTTTTTTTTGACTTTTTTCTATAGCAAATGGGGTATTTTTTAGTTTGCATATATGCGTAAGCCCTTCAAATTTTTGCGGTTAAATTATTTTGGATAAGCAGAAGCAGAAGAACTTAGGGTTGAACCTTAAGGGTGAATCCTAAGTATATATATAGGGGGAATACGGAAAAACCCCCTATAGTGGAGAGTAAGTGTTGCTCAGTTACATATCCTATAGTGAGTGTTAATAGGAATTAGTTATGAAGCCATCATTATTTTGGTTAGAATTTCTTATTTGTTGAGGAGTCATACCCATTGCGGTTTGAGTTACGGTGTTATTCATAGCAGCACCCCAATTTGATAGGTGAGTCATCATTAGTTCAGACTTACGTTGTTTCATATTTCTATCTTCATCTTGAGCCATATAGTCTGTCCAGTAGCCAACAGCACCAGCTAGGGCATCTAAGATGTCATCATGTACAAGAGAACCTCTATGACGAGATATTCTGGACATTTGATATACGAGTTGTAGCTTTAATCTTCTTTCGGGAGGTTCTTGAGAGTTAGAACGAAGGTCTTTTTCTATTATTTTACGGTCTATTATGAGCCTATGAGAGTTCATTACAGGCTCTAGTGTATCTATTATGCGTAATTCTTTTGTTTTATTGTTTCTAACGTCTTGTACTTCGCAGGGATGATACCGCATAAGGAAGGGTTTTAGCAGTTCTGCAAACATACCTCCTCCAAAGTTTTGTTCTACGAGGATAGAATTTATCTTATTGTCTCTGGCAATGCGTGATAATTTTTCTAAAACAGCGTCAGAGTAGCCACCGACAAGGCCACCAGCATCAGTAACAAAGAGATTACCGTTAAGCATCTTCACACAGGCATAACCTGTAGCATCCTTACCCTTTCCAGAGGGGTCAATAAACATAACTGAGCCTGTATATTCTATAAAATCACCAAATTCTTGGGCTGGTCGGTAAAATCTGTCACCATTAAAGCCAACACAAGGTAAATCTTGCAACACATACTCAGGAGAGTTAGACCATATCACCTTTTCTGGTGCATATTCTTGGTTTACAGAGCTAATAACAAGATCACGCAGCTTTAATGGGTATCTATCTTGATCTGAGAGGGTAGTATCTAACATAAACTGTAGATTGAACCCAGAACGACCATAGGATGCTTCACGTTCCATCAAATCAATGTCTGAGAACCTATCAGGGTCAACAGGATCTTTAGGCTTTACAGACTCATTTGCAAGCCTTTCAGCTAACTTAGGTGCAAGTCTATCTCCATAGTTGTTTTTTAGATCAGGGTATCTAGCTGTCCATATCCTTGTTTCATATCCTCTTTCTTCTAGCGTTAGATATAAACTATTCTCTACTTGTGGTGTACCAAGAAATGTAACTTTACCATTAGGTTTTAATATAGCGTCAAATTCTTTTACAGCTTCCGCAAGTTTATCTCTCATGGGTTGAGTAAAACTATTATTAGGAACTTCTACATCATCAGCTATAACTTCATCAGCACGACTACCAGCCATCTGTCCTAAAACACCACAGGATTTTACAGATGGTGCATGGTCAGCTTGAGCAGGTGCAACATCAAAACTTATCTTGGAGTTACGTTGATGATCTTGTGGTATTAATGGCGATAATAAAGGCATTTCATTTATTAGTCGCATAGTAAATGTAGAAAAGTTATCTGCTCTTTCTTTACTGGCTGATACAACAAGAAACTTTAGCTGTGGATTCATACGAAGTCGCCACACTACATAAGTACTTGTAATCCAACTTTTACCTACACCACGAAATCCCTGTATGATCTTACGTCTGTTTCCATATTGTAGATACTCAGCAATATCTAACTGAACAGGAGTAGGATCAGGTAAATTTAGATGTCTCCAAGTAATAATTAAGAAATATCTAAAGTCGTGTAGCTTTTTAGGTAGAGGTTGCAATTACAATTCACTAGCAGGTATAGCTTCTAGGTCTGGTAGGTTATTCATAATATCTTCTAAACCATTTTTTTCTGTAGGGATGCACTCTATACCGTTATCTTTTAAAAATTGTCTAGCTACGTTTAGATCACCAGCCTTTGCATCACCGTTTTTTACTCTATCTATCAACACATCAGTTAAAGTACTATGCAAATCTTCTAACTTTTTTAAATCTTTGTTAGTCATAGCTACTGTTTTTGTTTAATATAATCACTTTTGATCTGTTTTGCCAAACAGAAGATACCTAATTTTACCAAAAAACCCTAGTTTTCTTACTTTTTTGTATAGTTTCATACCTTTCTCGTAGCGATATAACTTGGTTTCTATTTCTGATATACGCATTATTGCAGCAGATAGCAGCATATCTTGTAATTTTGTGTATTTTACTAAGTCTAAACAGTATGCTCTTATAGCTTCATCAGGTAATTGTTCTGTTTCACGTTGTTTGCGTAGTATCTCAAACTCTATTTCTGGCGGTGGATTGCCGATTAGTACGTTAAAAAACTCTTTATGTGTCATATTAGTTCATTTTAGGAAACAACTGTTGCTCCAACATATCAACAGCTTTGTCATCTAGCGTGTTGCTAGTTTGTTTGCAGATTGCACGAAGCAAATCAACTACTAATCTTTTCACAGCAGTTGTAGTAAAGAATTTAAGTAGTATTGGTTTTAAGAGTTTGAGCATAATAATCTTGTGTTACTTTCCAAACATAGCTACATTGCTAGTATTAGACAAGAGTTTGCACTTCTATGGAAGATCAAGAGCCTAGTAAAGTTGAAACCATTGTGAAAGTTTGCGTACTTTTGTGGTCGGCAACGCTATTATCTCTTTCATACTATGAACCGCCATCTGGTAAAAAGATTGTAGATTTTGATCCCACATTTATTGCAAGTATTTTTTCAGCAAGTACAGCATCACTAGGTTTTTCCATAAAAAAGAAAAAAGATACTATAGTAGATAATAAGAACTCTAAAGTAGGCATCAAATGAAAAAGCTACTCTTACTAGGTTTATTTATAGCTGCACCTTGTTACGCAAACGGAGTGCCTTCTTGGACTACTGGTTCTAGTAACAGAACTGAGAACACTACTCAGACTATAACTCGTACAGTAGTAACAGAAAAATATGGATCAGCTTTAAATACTTGGGAAGCATCTAATATTTCTGTAGCTGCATCTGCTGGTATTGCTGGCGGTGATGCAGTATTTACAGTTGCAGATAGCACAAAAGATTGGTCACTTAGTATTACTACTAGGGCAGCAAGCCAAATGACCGAAAAGATTACTCTTAATGATGCGATTACGACTACTAGCGTTATCACTTCTTTGTCTGTCTTTAGTCAGTAATAAAGCAAGAGCCGAAGGCGATACTAACGTACAGGCTCAACCTAATGCTGTTGGCAATTCCAGTATTATCAACCAGAATATGAATGTAAATAATGGAATGACAGGTAAGTTACAGTTTGGAAACTTAATTTGTAGTCAACCCACTATGGCTGTAACTCCTTTCTATACAGGTAATGACGCACAGGGAGAAGAGACTTATAGCATTAATGAAGGATGGGGAGTACAAATGAGTTTTATGATACCGTTAGGAACTAATAATGAAACGTGTTCTGAACTAGCAAAAGTAAAGCTAGACTTAGCCAAAGAAGAACTAGACAAGCAAGTGCATGATAAGCAGCTAGTTCGTATCTTGAAGTGCGGACAGCTTCACGCATCAGGCTACATGATAAACCCTGCTTCCAAGTTCGCATACATCTGCAATGATGTAATCAATATACGAAGTTATGTAAAAGCTAATGCAGAAAAATTTAAGTAGGTAGTTTAGACACCACAAGAGTTACCCAGTACAGGTATGTGAACACTACCTACGTTATTTATTATCCATCTTTTCCTTCACATTTGCGACTTCTTTTTTAAGAACTTTAGTAAAGATCTTTTTAAATGTTTTCTTGATAAAAGCTAATACGCTTTGCATGGCAATCCCGCCCGCCACGCTTACAACGCTTGCAGTTCCAGCAGCAATCACAGAGGAAGCAATGACCTCTGGTGCTGGTATAGGCATTTCACCAAAAAAAGGTATATTAAATGTAGCTATAGCTTCTTCAGTTGATAAAGTTTCTTTGGTGTTTGGCAGGTTTGTCGGTATTGTCTCTGGTGTTACTTCTAACGCTTCCTCCGTTGAAGATGCTTTTTCTTCTTCAGCAGAAGATTCCTGACCTCCCAAACCCGACTCTACCTGTTCCAAACTTGGAAGAAGTAGAGGATTTAGATAAGGTTCTTCCACTATCGGGGGATAAAAAATTGTTGTAGGTGGTACTAAGATATAATCCGTATCAGGTAGATCAATCTCAGGTATATCCATTATAGTGTTTTACGTTTTGTAGTTTTCTTTTTCTTGCTTCTTAACAACGCAAAATCTTTTGCAGATAATTTACCATCTTTGTTTTTATCTAATTTTTTTTGATTTTTAGAAAGACGCATAACTAAAATAACGATATACTTTACCTTATATAAGTTTTTGTTATAATTCAACTAAGTTTTCTACTCTATAGGGTAGCAAGTGCCTGATACGTCAGATAACGCTTGTGACAAGGTGAAAACCCATGTTACTTA